AAGACAATCATCGGAGCCGTCTAGGCTCAGAAACGGCTTGCCCCCGTTGGGCTTGTAAAACGGACGCTTGGTTGTGGTCGCCTGGAGGCCGTGGTTGCCGTCGATCAGCTTGCACGAGACGTTGTCGAAATCGACGTAGCTGGTGAGGTCGGTCGAGCTGTTACCATCCCAACGGAGGCGAATGATATTGTCGCTCGCCGTCGCCACGAAGATCAGTTGGAACGAGCGCCCCGCCGCACCGGACTGTGCGGCTGTCTGCGCGATTGCCGCAAAGGCTGGTGTCCGCGCCTCCAGCGTCAGAAGCGCAGTGCCAGCCCCGACAAGGGCCTGAGACGAGGCACTGAAGACATAGGTCTTACCCGCCACAAGGCCAGCGGGGGAATAGTACGCCACCCGCGCATTTGCCCCGAGGAAGCCGGCGGTCGACGACAGGCGGATGCGATTTCCGACGTTGGAGATGGTGCACTGCACCGCCGTCCAGCCTGCGGTTCCGCCAACATCGAACGTACCGTCAGTGACCATTTCGGTCGCCTGAGCGAGCTGCTGAGTGAAGGTCCGCTTCGCCCACTTCCGATCTTCGAGCGCCAGGCCCACCGGATCAGCATCAGCCGCAACCTGAGTGCCGCCAACGCTGGTCTGGAACAGCCGGGTCAGGTCGCCGAAATTGCCGAACAGGAACCCGTCCTCGCCATTGGCGAACAGGCGGTAGAGGTCACTGCCGCCCTTGTTTAGGGTGAGGGCGTGGCGCTGCGCTCCAAACGGCAGCATATCAGATCGCCCCAAGCACGATTTTGAGGCCCGACGCCGTATGCGTCGGCGCGCCGCGCGCCACACCAGCCACCCATAGCGAGGTCGTTTCCCCTCTCAGGATCTTGCCGATGCCGCCTAGCTCGATGATGTCCCACGCCACCCAGTCCATCCAGTCCGCCGCAACGAACCGCTGCACTGCGCAAATGGAACGGGCAATCGTGTCGGTGATCGACACCGCAGTATTCACCGCGCCAATGCTTTGCTGGCTTGTAAAGAACACCAGATCAAACGCTGCGGCCTGCGCATCTTCATCAAGGATCTGAATCGAGTGCAGCGCGCGCGCCTCGCCGCCATTGGGAAAGAAATTGCGGATTTCTACCGGCGCAAACAGCACGTCCCCCGACGCATAGGCCGAGGTGTCGAGCACCGGGGTAACCAGGAACGTTTGTTCCCGCATGAAACTCTGGCCGCGTCCGTCAGATACCAGCATTTACTGCTCCCGCTTGGCTGAAAAAACGAAAGCGGAGCGATAGCTCCGCTTTCTTCATGTTCTGAGCCATTGCCCTGGCGCTAGATGGTAGGCACGAGCCGGACTCGCATTGTGGCGTCCGCCGAGGCGGCAGCCTGCACACAATAGCCGATTTTCATGTTGCCGCTGGCAGTCTTGGTGACATTCTTGTTGGTGTCGTCCCAATAGATCAGGTCACCGACTGCTGCGGTTGCCGCCACCGTGTAGCGCAAGTCATACACGCCAGTCGTGCGGCCGCGAACGGCAGCGCCATTGGCTGCAGCAGCAGCAGCAACGGCAAAAATGCTGCCGACTTTGAAACCGGCGCCCGAGGCGACGGCATAGGGCGCCAGGAGATCCAGCACGACGCCATCCTGGATAAAGTTCTTCATTTCTCTCTCCGAGAAGTTTGCGCGGCCGGATGCACGGCCAGGAACACGCGGGCGGTCGCGCCGTCCGCATGCCGAGCATCATTGCAGTGGAGTAAGGCTTTACGGGCCAGGGTTGCGATACAGCCCGCGGAAGTCGAGCAGGTTGGCTCCGGCATCGAGCCGCACCTTGATGCTCGTGCCGTCAATGGTCCACCCGGCCTGGGTTTCGACAACCGGCTCTTCGATCCCGTCGAGATAGGTGATCTCCACCGTGTCGAACTGGTTCGGGTCAGCGGCAAGAAACCACTGATTGCCGGTGATGCGGCGGTCAGTGACAGGCGTCACCAGTCCCTGCACCGTATTGACGACGCCGGCATTCTTCTGGTCGGTCAGCGACCCGGTCGACATCATCAGCTGCTTCAGGGTGAACTCGTAGGCACCCGAAAGCGCATACCGCGGCCGAATATTGAGTGCCACGGCTGCAGAGTCGGCATCTTTCTGCGCAACCATGGCATTCCAGCCAGCCTGCAGCGTCGCCTCCGAGGGAGCGGCACCCGAACCGGCAAGGTTCGCGTGCTGGCTGGAAAACAGGGCAAAGCCGTCCGCCATTGTCGGGTTGCTCGTCAGCACAGCGTAGGCAAGGTTCCCCACCGTGCGCTTCGCAGCACGACCCATCTTCACCGGCAGGTTGCCGAGCACGCTCAGATCATCATTGATGACAGTCTGACGCGAGACCGATACCAGCTTGCCATAGGTGGCGATGACCACTGTAGCTCCACGGTCGCCGACCGTGCCATACTTGAACTCGGACCCCTCTTCGATCCGGTCAAGCGTTGGGAACAGCCCGAGGTCCACCCGCGTCGACGGCTTGAAGTCCGACCCCTGGCCTTTCGAAGTCCAGAGCTCAAAGGTTTCGTCGGCCTCGACATAGCCCTTCAGCACGCTCTTGTTGAGGACGTTCTGCAGAATCCATGCAAAATCGGACGTGGTGTGCGCACCGCCCATCATGCCGAAGCCCGACGCCGTGAAGGCCGAGCCGATCATGTCCATCCGCGGCATCAGGCGGGCTTCGCGAACCCCCGCGGTAAGCAACGACTCGCGAGCCAGCTCCGCCAGCGTCAGGCCGGAAAACTCGTTGCGCTCGCCGCCGTCAAGACCCACTTTTGCCATCAGCGCCCTGCTGGCGCCTTCGCGGAACCGCTCGCGCACATCGCGGCCCATCTGGCTCACGGCAGGCGCCGCAGCAGGCATGGCGCCTGCTGCAGATGCGTCATCGGCACCAAAGGCGCGCAGAACGGCAGCGCCGGCAAACGCATCTGCCTGCACGAGCTGCAGTGACGTTGCTTCCACCGACGCGCCGGAAGTGCGAGCCGCGTTGATGATGGCAGTACCGGCGACGTGGCCGTTGATGCGCCTTGCCAGGTCGTCGAGACCGTTGAGGCGCTCGCGTTCGGCGGCAAAGCGCCGCTCGGCGTCGGCGGTCGCCTGTGCAGCCGCGGATGCGACGGCAGCGTCGAGCTGCGCCTGGGTGATGCCCGCAGTATCGGCCGTGGGCGCGCCGTTGTTTCCGCTCATTCGCTGTCCTTTTGCTGCTGAGGGAGTGCGCCCAGGGGCGCGGGTCAGGCCCTCGAGGGCCGTTTCAAAAGTACCGATGCGATCGGCAAGGCCGATTTTCACCGCTTCGGCACCGGTAAACACGCGGGCCTCGGTGGCACGCGCCATGTCGGCCGCGAACCGGGCGCCGCGAGCGGCCCCCACTGCGTCGACGAATTTGCTGTAGATCGCGTCAACCTGCGCCTGGATGTCGGCGCGCACCGACTCAGGCAGCGGCCCATAGGGGTTGCCATCCACCTTGTGCGCCCCGGCATAGATCAGCGTTGGCGTCACGCCCTGCTCGGCAAGCCGCTTGCTCATGTCGGCATGCATGTAGACGACGCCGATCGACCCCGAGATTCCGGTATCGGTCGTCACGATCTCGCTGGCATGGCTCGCCAGCAGGTAGGCTGCCGATGCAGCCACGCCATTGACCACCGCAACGACGCGCTTTTGTGCCGCCACCTCCGCGATCAGTTGCGCGGTTTCGAACGCGCCAGTCACCTCGCCGCCACCCGATTGGAAATCCAGCAGCACGGCTCGCACATCACCGCTGTCGCGGGCGGCTTTCAGCTGATGCTGCAGCCCCTCATAAGAGGTCATGCCCGATTGCGCGCCCAGCCATGCACCGCGGTTCACCAGCGAGCCCAGCACCGAAATGATGCCCACCCCGTCCTTGACGCGAAACGGCATCATGCGGGCCTGCCCATCGGCGCCAATGGCAATCGGGCTGCCCTCAAACTGGCTCATCTGCGCCGCATCGACGCCGATGCGCCCACCCAGCACCTCCATGATGATCGCGGCTTTTTCCGGCTGCAGCAGCAGCGGCTGGTTGAGCACGCGGTCGGCAATATGTGCGAGAAAGCTCATGGCACCTGTCCATTCTGGTCTTGCGGCGGCAGTTGCCGCTGCGTCTGCGCCGTGCCGAGGATGGCGCGTTCGCGCAGCACCTGCCGGCTCTTGGTGTCGAAATCGCCTCCGGTGCGTTCGCTCATCACCTGCTCGAGCGTTTTCGCGCCGTTTTCGAGGTCGGTAGCATCGGCATTGGCCTCGACCTGCGGGTTGATCTGCACGCGCGTCGGGCCAATCCACATCCGCCCCAGCCACGCCGCCCGGCGGATCGGGTCGGCGAAAAAACCGGGAGCCGAAAACCGCCCGGTCGCCACCATTTCGGTGAATTGCCATTCGCGGATCGGGTCCATCACCGAGCGGATGAACCATTCCTGCTCGATCATCGCCACCTTGTAGGCCAGCTCGAGGGCACCCCGGCTGGCCGAAAACGACGCCGCGAAATGCTGCAGCAGCAGCTCGTAGGGGATACCGAGCGCCACGCCGATCTGCTTGCAGAACGCCGCGACAAAGCCGTCGAAAGCCGTGTTTGGCCGCGAGGGCGCCTTGACATTGACTTTCCGCCCCGGCGCCAGCGAAACGACGCTCAAATCGTCGAGCGTCAGCTCCCCGTCATTGTCCTGCTGCCCATCGGCGCGGGTCAGAATCGGGTTGCCGTCATCGTCCACTTCGGCCGGCGATTCCTCGAATGCAAACAGATACGCGTCATTGATTGCCGCCTTGATTTCCGCTGCCGAGTAGTCGCTCAGCTGTTTCAGGTCCTGTTCCACGGCCGCGAAAATCGGTACGCCGCGCACCTGGCCGGGCCGCTCGATTTCGGCAGCCAGCAGCGCCTGGCGCATGCCGCTGGCCCCGCGCATGGGCACGTATGACCAGTTCAGTGCAGTGGCAAACCGGTCGCCGGGGTGACGGTCACAGATATGCAGGCCCAGAATTTCGCCATCGGGCCCCAGTTGCACGCCGCCTTGCCGGTTCGACATGTCCGGCCCCTCGCCGGGGTTGCAGATCCGGTCGGCCTCGATCAGCACCAGTTTCGTGCCATATGTGTCGCTGCCGCGCTTGCGGTAGCGGCGCACCACGGCCACGTCGCCCGAGACGCGCGCCGAGCGAAACGCCACGCGCTGCCAGTCTCTCAGGTGCAGCTGCCCGGCAAAATCGCACTCGCGCTCGAAGATTTCCCATTCGCGCTCGATCTGGTACTGCAGCAGGCTTGCCTGTTCCGGCGACAGCCCCAGCACATCGGCATCGAGCACCGAGCGCAGCCGCACGCCCGACCCGATTGCCCCGTTCACCTTGGTATTGGCCGCGCCATGCGCCAGCGCATTGTTGCGGTCGAGATCGCGCGACCTTGCGCGCAGCACATTCAGCGCCGGCAGCAGATCCGATGCCGCCGAGCCGCGGCGCGGGCGCCAGCCGCGCGTGCGCTTGGTGTCCGGGTTGGCGGCGTCATAGCCGCCCAGCCCAGCCATGGCCAGCGCGCCACGCTGCATCGTCAGGGCAAACGATGCCATGCCCAGCGCGAGAACCCCGCGCAGGCTGTTCTTCTTCGCTTTTGCGGCCACTGGCGTCTCGTCAGTTCACGATGTTGCGGATGCGGCTTGTGCCGCTGGCAGCGCGCGTCAGCGCCACCACCTTGTTGTTCCAGTAGGTGATCGAGTTGCGCACCTGCCCGAGATCGGCGCGCGTCAGTTTCCGCCGGTTGCCCTCGACTTCGATTTCGTAGGCCTGCCCGGTCGCAATGGCCTCTTCGGCCGCCAGCCACATCGTCAGCTTGGCTTCGGCCTGCGCCAGCGTGATTCCAGCCATCACAAACCTCTAGGCGGTTGGCGCACGCCAGAGCGTGAGCAATTCAGTTGAGCCTCATCTTGCGGACGTGCCGCTTGTGCGACACCGGCGCCGCTTCCGTCTTTGGCTGCGGCGCCGGCGCGACAATCAGATCCTCGAGGTCGAGCTGCTGCGCCACCGGCGCAACCTCACGCTCGTCGAAATAGCGTTTCCACACCGCGTCGAGCAGTTCGCGCGACACCCAGCTGATGCGCATGAATGCCGCTTCGGCCTGCAGCATGGTGTCGAGGCCCTCGTTTCGCTGGTTCGGGTCTTTCACCCACTCCCACCGTTCGAACCCCTGTTTCGTCTTGGTCGCCTTGCGGCTTTCCGCCGTCAGCTGGCGGAAATACTCGTCATCCAGCCCCTTCGGCAGGTCCACATAGCCGTGCTCCATCGGGTCGGTTTTGCCGAGGTTGCGATACAACCCCATCTTCAGCACTGAGGTGGCGAAATTGTAGAACCGCCGCGAATACGGTAGCCGCTTGCCGGACCGGCTGACTTCCTTTTTCACCCGCAGGAACAACGGCGCCGTTTCGGAGCCAACCCCGCGCACCATGATCACCCGGTTTGCCGGATGCATTTTGGCCCAGCCCCACACGTCTTCTGTCCAGGCATTGCCGTCGATCGCCAGCACGTCGAGCGCCACCCGCTGCCCATGCGCATTCGGCCAGGCCTGCTTCAGCAGCGCATCCAGCGTCGCCCGCGCTTCCGGCGTCGAAATATGGCCGGGGATCACCCGATATTCGACAATGGCGCGGTGCCGGTTCGGCCCCCAGGCGACAATCTGCACTTCGCAGCGGTCAACCTGACAGTCGACGCCTGCGGTGAGCACCGGGTGCCCAGCCGGAATAGCCCCGATGCTCCGCTCTGCCTGCGCCGCGCGGTCCCGCAGCCCTTCCCATGGCGGCGCCTCGCCGCTCGTCTTGTAGGCCCGGCCCACGGTGTCGTTCAAAAACACCTGTTCTGATTTGGGGTCGCCCTTGGCCTTCAGCCATTCCCGCGCAATCTGTTCCCAGCTCTGCAGCGGCGAATAGGCCGACCAGATTTCGAATGAGCGGTGCACGCGCTTCGCGGCCGGGTTTGCCGCCCGCCACTCGCCTTTGAGCCGCATGGCCGGCAGGTGCCACTGCTCGATCACGCCGCCGCAATCGACGCAGGTGAAATGCGCTTTTTCGGGCTGCTGCTCATCGAGGTCGGCGAGCATGTTTTCCCATTCGAGCGGCTGCATATGCGCGCAATGCGGGCACGGCAAAAACAGCTTTTCCTGGCTGCCGAGCTCGAAATTTTTGCTGATGCGGCAGCCGGGCTCCACAAGCGGCGTCGACACCTTCACGATCTTGGCAAACTCATAGGCACGGCTGCGGCTGTCGGCCTGCGTCTCCGGGTCGCCGGCCGCGTTCATTTCCCATTTCGCCAAGTCGTCCTGCACCTGCCGGGGCATCGATACCTGGCTCAGCGATGCCGGCGAATTGGCCCCCGAGATCAGGATGGCGCCGCGTCCGTCGCGCCGCTCCTTGTAGAGTACCGAATCCGAGCCATCCCGTTGCTTTGAGGGAAATATGTTGGTCAGGCACGTGGTCGATTTGATGAAGGGCACCAGCTTCATCTTGCTCCACCGCGCCGCATTGTCGTCGGTCGGGTGAACATAGAGAAAATCGCCGGGGTCCATTTCCATCGACCCGCCGCAGAATACATTGGCAAGCACCGTGCCGCCGATCTGCGCGCTTTTCTTGATCGTCACGATCCGGCACGGGTCCTCTGGCGAAAACGCCCGCAGGATCTCGTCAAAATACCCGAACAGCGCCCGGTTATATGGCCCCGACAGCGCGCTTTCGCGCGTCGAGAACACGATATTGCGCTCCGCCCAAGCTACATAGTCCACCGGCGGCGGCGGCATCAGCACTTCCGCCAGCGTCAGCCCGGCGATGCGCTCGGCATTTGCCACTGTGATTGTCAGTTCAGTCATGCGTTTTCACGACTGTCTCGAGCGTTTCCGGCAACGCCTCGGCTTCGCTCCGCACCATCTGCGCCGCCTTGGCGCGCCGTTCGGCCATGATGCGCTGCACCAGGTGCGTTACGTCGCGCGCCGGCACCTCGAACTTCTCCGCTATCGCGTTTGCGATATCGGGCACCATCCCGACAAACACATTGACGATTTCCTGCGAGCGCTTCGCCACCGCGCGGCGGTGATCATCCACCGGCACCAGCTGGCCGTTGCGCTGCGCCTCTTCGATTTCCTCGCGCCGGTTCTTCCGGCGCTCCTGCTGCAGCCGCTCAAGCTGGATCTGCCGCGCCGGATCATTGTTCGGCACCTCGATCGTCGTCACCGGCTCGGCCGTCTCGGCGACCCGCGTCAACAGGCCATTGCCTAGCGCCTGGCCGATATGCCGGCGCTCACCAACCTGCCGCTCGGCCACTTCGACGCGTATCCGCGCCGACCTGCCCTCACCCACCAGCGCGTCGCGCCCGATGATTCCGGCCGCAATCCACTGGCTTACCCGGCCGGGCGTCACACCCATGCGCTGAGCAAACTCACCCTTGGATACGTCCATTTTAGCGGCTTTACGCTCCACTTGAGCCCGTCTTTAGGCTCTCAAAAACCCGTCAGGCTAGCGATTACCCGAGGGGCCAATTTCCCGCAGGCGGGATCAACCGCCAGAAGGACCCATTGCGCTGCGCTTGGCCGCTTCGATGTCGAAGTAGCGGCGGAAGTGCCCAGCAAACACGCGCTGCGCCTTCACGGCAGCGGCCTGGCCGAAATCGTAGCGCCTGGAATAGGTCGGCTGCCGCACGAAGATCATGACAGCCGTGATCTTCTTGCCCTCGCGCATGTAGATGCCACGCCTCAGGCTGCTGCCTTCCTTAGGCACGAAGTAGCGGCGGGTGCGCTTGCTGCCGGCCTTGGCCCGCGAGCGCGCAGTCTCGTTCATGGCGTAGCCGGCGAACTGTTCGGCAGCCTGCAGCTGGCTCAAAATGGCAAGCAGCGTCGAGCCCGGAATGTTGCCGTACTGGTTGCGACGAAAGCCCATCGCAACCGTGGCAAACTCATCCTCGCGCATGATGCCGGCACGCCTCAGCCTGAGCTCGAATGCCTTCGGCTTGCGCGCCCCGCCGAGCACTTGTGCTTTCAACACTTTGGATGGTGGCGTTCCGCTAACTTCATCGCGGATTTCAACAATGGCTTCCAAATTGTCCTTGGTTGCGCGGTTCCATTTTTGCAGGATCGGCGCGCGCTGGATGAACGGCGTCGGCCGGTCGAACACGCCGAGGATCTTCTTGCGCTCGGCTTCCACCGCGTCGCGCGCCGCATCGTTCAGCGCGTTGCGGGTGATGGAGGGGATGCGGTTACGCGCCCAATCGGGCAGATCGCGGGAAAGGGCCGAGACATCTGCCTCAAAGCTGATGGTCAGCATGCTCGGCCCATCACCCCAACCCACCAATGCAAAACCCCGACATTGCTGCCGGGGTCAAATCGAGTGCAGTTGTGCACCCTGCCTGAGTAATGACGAAATTGGCCCCGCCTGTCAAGCCACCTCGCGCGCGCCATCCACCAGCGTCGTCGGCCGAGCGCCTTCGAAGCGCATCGGCGCGCGCACGCCACGCCCGACCAGCCGCAGATGGTCCGCCAGCCGATCAAGCGTCGCCCTCAGTTCCGCATCAATGCCTGAGCGAGCGCGCCCGCCCAAGCCTCCCCGCTTCCGCGCGACATCGCGCAGGCTCTTGTCCTGGCACACCACCTGATCAAGCAGCGCTGAGCCTGTCATGCCGAGCGCATCTACCGCGCGGCGGTAGCCCTCGAGCGCATCCATCGACCCAGCGAGCCCGCCATCCGCGCCCGGCCCGGAGGTGTCGACCTTCACCCGTCCGTAATCGATCGCGCCGCCCGCGCCCAGCTGCGCGCCTTCCCACATGCGGCGATAACGCGACGCCGCCTCGATCTGCACCTCGGTCAGACCCTTGACGCGCGCCAGCCCGCCGATGCGCTCCACCATGTTCACCGTCGCGCGGATCTTGCGGTAACCCGCGCCCGCCGTCGCCTGCCCTTCGGTGTCGAGCGGATTATCCACCATCCGCTCGACCAGCACCGCCGGCGGGCGGGTGAACTTTGGCTCATCTGCACGCTTCACCGGGTTCGGCGTAAAGCCGACATCGCCACCGCCGCAGATCGCATCCATCCGCGCATCGATGCCGCGCAGCTTGCCCTCATCGATCACTTCGCCAGATTTCCGCCGCGCTTGAAGCGCGTCCCGACGCCTGCCCAGCATCGCCAGCTTCTGCATTGCCACGCCTTCACTGCCCCAGGCCACATCGCCCATCGTCTCGCTCCTGCCTTGCCCAAACCGAACCGAAATTCACCGCACCGCGCCCGCGTTTTCGCGCCGCCGCGCCAGCCGCTCGTTGAGCGATGCCGAATCCTGCGGTGGGTCGAATCGCTGCGCCACGCGCTCGGCAAGCCCGCGCTGCCGCTCGCCGGCTTCGGCCGCGTCTTCCGCCTGCCGCCCCTGCTGCGCCGAAATGAAGGCCTCGACCCGCGCCTTCACCCGCGCCCGGCTGTCGGCATCGTGTTCGATGTCGGGCGCGGCGAGCGCTTCGGGCACGCGCCGGTGCTTCGACACCGGCCGCTCGGCAAGCGCCTGGCGGATGGCAAGCGCCAGCTGCGTCGGCGTCGGCAACCGCTTGCCATCGAAACCCTGAAGCCGCCCATCGAGGATCAGGTCAACGCCGCCCTCGACGCCTTCGATGGTGAAGCGGTTCGCCACCTCGAGCAGCAGCGACGCGAGATCCCGCGCCGCCGCCTTGTTGGCCTCCGGGTCAATCCGCTCGTCGAACGGGGCCGAGAAGGCGCGGGTCAATCGCCGCATCGCCGTCAGCAAGCGTTCCGGCCGGTTCGCCTCGTTTTCGAACATCGCTCAACCCCATTTCCGCAGCCAAATCGTCAAACACCCCGGCAACATCCAGCCGCCCTGGGCTGGCCCGTGTCGCTGGCTGCGGCCTGTCGGCCAGCCAGCCGCGTTCGAAGCTCGTCCAACCCCGGCGAATGGCCCGATCCACGGCATCGACGGGGTTGCCCCCGGCATCCCGAACTGCCTTGAGTTCGACCACCACGGCCTCGGCCTGCTCGGCGCTGAGGGGGCGACGCTTGCCAGCGCAGTGCTCGGCAAACCGCTTGGCGTTGAACGGGTCGAGAACGCCCTGCAACACCACCGCCGCGTTCACGCGGCTTCTGGGCTCTGAGTGTGGTATTTCCTCTTCTCTTCTCTGGTATCTAGCCTCTGGCTTTTTGCGCGTGTGCGAGGGCGACCCTGAGGGTGACCCTGGGGGTCCGCCGTTTTCGTCAGTCGGATCAATGGGTTCCGGGTCGGGCGATCTCGGCGGATTCCCACCCCTTTTCGCCGCGTTTGCTCCCAAGATTCTCTTGTTTTCGTCCCGCACCATCCGCCGCGAGAAGATGACTTTTGCCTTTGTTCGGCTCAGCACGCCGGCTGCTTCCAGCTCATCCAGTCCGGCCTCGACGACATCGACGGGCAAGCGGCACAGCATGGCGAGCTGCTGCAACGTGGGCGGCTTGCCGTTGACCAGCAGGTAGCCGGATGGCTCTCCAATGTGCATGAGAACAAGGCACTCGATCCACACGCCGCGCGCTGCCGCCGAGCAGATGCCCAGCCGCTCATCGCTCCGCCAGTCGGCCGCGTAGAACTTGAACCACGGAAGGCGCTTGGCACCGCTCATGCGCGCCTCCCGTTCCTGCGGTTGCGCACGGCGCGCCACAGCACGATGCGCTCGGCGTGCACCGAAATGCGGTCGCCGCGCCACCCCTTGCACGGCTCGCCCGCAAGCGCGCCGCACTTGCTGCACGGCATGGAATCGCGCGCCTGATCGCGCTGCGACTTGAACTCGGCAAGAGGCTGCTCATCGGCGGCGGGAAACAGCGCCAGCCCCTGCGGGGTCAACCGCACGCCGTCAACCGCCCGCGCCACCCAACCTGCGGAGATAAGCTCAGCATCCTCTGGCACGACTGCAGGCCAGTGGCCGCCGCTTCCCAGCAATTGCCAAAACCTGCCACGCGCCGCCAGGCCGAGCTCTCGTAACGCATCCATACCGTCCTCAGTCACCAAAATAGATCCTGCTGTGGCGCTCATGGCTCACTCCGTTTCGTCGAGTTCGAGGTCGAGGTGTTCCCAGCCGCCCGCCCATGCCGGCAGGCCGGCGAGCCAGGGCTCGTCGTCGCAATCGGGCTCAAGGTCAGGGTCGCCATCCTGCGCATCGAGCAGCGCGATGAGCTGTTCGATGAGCGCTTCGATGGCTTTGCGGGAGAGAGGTTGGGCAGGGCGGCCGGGTTCGTTCCGGCCAGCGGCGCTTGGGCGCATGGCAAGAGGCTCCTAGTTGGCGTTAGCCTCGGAGCCCCCGCTGTCAATCGGATTGGGCGGCCGAGGCGCGACAGGTTGACAGACCGGCAACTAGGAACCGGCGAGCGCAAGCGCTCCCCATCACGCCCCGACCATGACAACGCCACGGCCGATAGTCGGCGCGTGGCGCAGGGTGAGCGCCTAGCTGCGAGCGGGCTGTCAATCCCGGCCCCGGTCTCCCGAGGCGCAGGCATCGTGCGCCCGTTCGCGCTGAAATTCAAGGTGGCGAGGGCGCAGTTCATGCCACACCGCCTTTGGCGACGTGCAGCACGCGCACAACTTCGGCTTCCGATACGCCCACCACCTCGGCAATTTCCGAGGTGATAAACTTTCGGGTTTGCCACAGGGCCACGATGGCGACGGCTTTCAGCACGCTCATGCCGCACCGCCTTCGGCTGCGCGCGGCAAGCTGATGGCGGCGCGGCACCCATCCGGCCCGCAGGTCCAGTCGCCCGCAAGCTTGATGTCGCGCAGGTCGAGCGCGTGGCGCAGGTTGACGCCCCGACCGAACGGCGCCCAGGCCCCGCACTGGCACTTGTGCACCAGCACGCGATGGCCCGGCGAACTCTCGGTTTCACGCGCCACCGCCATCATGCAGCCACCGTCAACTCGTGGCGGCAGTTGGCGCGCGCCAGCAGCTCCACCATGCGCGGCGGCACCGAGTTTCCGACCAGATGGCCGATCTCGGTCTTGTTCGGCTTGCGCCGCACTTTGCGCCCCTTGGCGTCCGTCACCTCAATGTCGTGCTGCAGCGATGCCGGATCGAACCCATGCGCCCGCGCGCCCTCGAGGGGGTCGAGCATCCGCATGCTGATGTCGGTGATCACCATCGTTTGCCCGTTCACCTCAACGGTGACGAGGCCGTGCCGATCGTTGACGGTCACCGTGTGCAGCGGGTCGCGGGCGTCGTGGGCGACGCCGAACAGCCGCGTGCGGATCGTCGGCACGCCGAAATCGGCGCAGCAGAGGCTGCGATGCTCAAACGAATAGCCGAGGCCGCGCATATGCTTGAGCCAGGCGCGCCAGATCCTGCCCTTGTGGCGCGGATCAGGGATCAGCCATTGCTGTTCCACCGGCACGCGCTCGCCCTTCTCTGCGACGCTGCCGTCGAGGCGCAACACCCGGCCCGTCGCCTTGTCGCGCTTGGCGATCAGCGGCCCCCAGGTGGTGATCTCGCGCACGTTTTCGAGCGTCACCACTTCGGGCCGCACGGTGCCGCACCAGCGAGGCACAACCCACGCCAGCGAGCGGCGACGCTTGCTCACCGGTTTCGCGCCTTTCGCCACCGAGAAATGGGTGCAGTCGGGCGAGACATGCAGTACCCGCACGCCGCGGCCTTGCGTGGCCGCGCGCGGGTCGACCTCGAACACGTCGCACCGGAGATGTTTGGTGTGCGGGTGCCGCGACTCGTGCACGGCAATCGCCAGCGGGTCGTGGTTGACTGCGAGGTGCACGTGAAAGCCCGCATCCTCGAGCCCGTCGCAGCCGCCGCCCATGCCGGCGAACAGCACCACGGTCATGCGGTCATCGAGCGACCAGTTGCTGCCAATTGCGTTCATCCGAACAAGCTCCCCTGGCCTTCGCCCGCGCCGAACCAGCCGAGCTCGGCCAGCTTCCAGCGGGGCACGCTGAGTTTCTTCACCGCGCGGCCATGCCGGCGCCGCAGATCCTGCAATTCGGCCAGGTCCGCCCCGGCGAAGCGGTGCCCGCCGGGCAGCAGCAGCATGGAGCGCGGCACCCAGCCGACGCCCGGCCCATCGAGCGCGCACAGGTGCAGCGCGCTATCGGTGTGCCCGAGGTAAACCACCTCGAGCTCCACGCGCTCGGCCGGTTCGTTGAGTGCGCCCGCTGGCGCCGCGCTCATCACCGCCTCACGCGACGTAAAAGACGGGCGTCGAAGTGGCGTCGGCCACGCCGTCGCCGATCTTGCGGAAGCCGTCGCGTTCGCGCTTGTCGAGGCCCGGCACGGCAAGGCCGAGCGCCAGCTTGCCTTGCTCCATGCGCACCCGCACCTTGGCCGTCAGCGTTTCGACCGCGCCGCCCTGGAACATCGGCAGCACCAGCACCACGTGATCGGGCAGTTCGAGGCTGCCGTCCTTGGTGGCGCCAGTTTCGTCCTGCTCGTCGTAAAGCACGGTGACAGTGCCGTTCTTGTCGTTCCGCCGGCTGCGGAAGCGCGTGACGCGGCCGATGTGAATGTCGCCAAACGCCTCGAGCAGATCGGCCGCCACCGGCTGCGCGATGGTGTGGATCATGTCCTCGAGGAATTCGAGCATGGCCTGCTGCGGCAGGAATTCGCCCAGCACCTTGCGCCATTTGGCGTAATCCAGATCCCACGGGCAGGTCAGCACGGCGATGTGCTTGCAGCGGCCCGGCACCGCGCCATCCCCGGCTTCGGTGCGCGCCTGCCCGTGGTAATCGAGCACGGCGGTGATGGAGTTCTGCCGCAGCGAGGCGCGGCAGATGGCGGTCGAGCTCTTGTAGCCGATCAGGTACTGCTCGAAACTCTTGGGCTCGATAAATTCTTCACGCTGCTCGACAAACTCAGGCAGAGCCGGGTTGAGCGCGGCAATCGTCTCGCGCCGAAGGCCGCCGGCAACGAACACGTACTGGTTGCCCTGCTCGTCATAATGAAAGTCGGAAACGTATTTGCTCGCCACCGCGTCGAGCGCTGCGGCGACATCGCCGGCGGGCTGCGCCGGCAGGCTGGTGAAACCGGACGCGCCGGAAACTGGGGTTGCCATCATCTTCTCCTGAAACGGGTTTTGGGTCAGTCGTCGCGGCCGGTGCGGCGGCGGTTGAATTCGTCGGCATCCACCACGCTGGGCAGCGCGGGCTGGCGCGGATCGGCGCGCTGCAGCTCGCCATCGTCGCCCAGGAACATCAGCATGTCGGCGCGGGCCGGCTTCGGCACCTTCACCCCCAGATCGTGGGTGATCGTGTAGCTGCCTTCGGCCTTGCTCTTGATCTTGATCTTCAGCGTGATTTCGCCGGTGCCCGCGCCCCGGTTCGCCTCGATGGCCGAAACGATGTCATCAAGCCCCTGCTGCAAATCGCCCAGCAGCTTGCCGCGATCTGCCTCGCGGATCAGTTCCATGGCCGCCTTCATGCGCGCCCTCCATTCGCCCCAGTGGAAAGCCGCTCGATCACCGCGCCCTGGAGCGCGTTGCGGGTGATGAGGTTGCGGGCCTGGCGCATAGTGCCGCGCCAGTGGTAGGCCGGGTCGCGCGTGGCGGCGGTGCCTTCGATGTTCAGAAACTCGCCCCCAAGCCGGATGCGGCAGGGCAGCGCGTCGGCGTCGACGGGCCTTGCGAGGTGCACCGGCGGAATCGGCTTCGGCGCATCGCGCGCGGGCAGCGGCGCAGCTACCGGCTTCGCGGCCTTGGGCTTCGCCTTGGCCTTGGGCTTGGGCGCGCTGCGCAGGCGCGTAGGGGCCGGCTCGCCTGCGGCCAGCAGCAGTTTCCGCGCCCGCGTGAGCGCCGTGGCGACGGATTTTTCCGTCATGCCCAGCTCGACGGCGAGCTCGGCATTGCTTTTGCCGAGAGCCTGGGCCAGCAGCGTGCGGCAGCGGGCCAGCGGCCATTTGCGCACGCCGCCGATGGGGCGGGCAGCCACGCCCTGCCCCTTTTTGCGCAGCGCCAGCAGGTGCAGCGAAATCGCGCCCGGCGTCTTGCCGAAATGCGCCGCAATCTGCCGGTTGCTCTTGCCCTCGGTCACCATCTGCAGCAGCTCGGCATTAAGCGCATCGGTCCAGAAGGCCGGGCGGCGGCTGCGCTTTCGCACCACGCGCGGCTGAGGCCGGTCGGCCGCCTTGCGCTTTGAGTGCACCAGCGGACGGCCGAGGCCGGCCAGCTTTTCGCGGTGCATCAGGCCTTTCACCCGCTTCAGCGGATGCCTGCCGCCGAGCGCATCGCAGATGACGCCGCTCGAGCAGCCCTCGGCCGCCATGCGGCGCACGGTTTCGCGGTCGGCGTCGCTCCACACGCTGCGGCTCATAGCCCGGCCTCCTGGCGGCCCTTCGCCATGACGTTGCGGATGAGCTGCAAATCGCGCGGGCGGATGCGGAAGCCGAGGCCCCACTCGCATTCGATGACGATGCCCGACGAGGCGAGCGCCACGCGCAGCCGCCGCATGTGCACCGAAACCGCCTTCTCGCTTTGCGCACAGTCCTGCCAGGCGCTCACCAGCATGGCGGCGCTTTCGTAGCCACCCTGCGCCAGGCTCCACAGGAACCGCGCCTGCATGGGCTGCAGCAGAAAAGCGCGTTTCAGCGCGGCAATCTCCTGCAGGGCTTCCCACGCCTTGCGCATCAGGCCTTGCGTTTCGATGACATCAAGCATCTGCTTCAGGTCAGCCGGTAAATGCACGTTCACTTGGCACCTCCGAACAATTGCCCGCGGTCGGCATCGGCGCGGTCGAGCATCAAGAGTTGCGTTGCTCCGGGCGCCGCGCGCCGATCCCACACGAACCAGGCGTTGGTGACGGGCGATGCGCCCTGCCCCGTCCAGTCGATGCGCCAGCGCATCACGTAGACTCGCGCCGGCCGCCAATCGCGCCACAGGGCGGCGCGGCCCGAGGCGGCAGGCCAGCCCAGCGGCAGCAGCAGCGCCATGTATTCGAGCTCGATCATTTCCATGCCGTGCCGCACCCAGCCGGGGTCGGCATTGCAGGGCGCAAAGGGCGGGTTGGTCATCACCGTGCGGGAAAGCCGCGTGCGGCGGGTGAACGCGAACCAGTCGCGGATCAGCGCACCGGCGCCCCGGTCGACAAGGTCGCTGCCGACGCAGGGAAAGCCCGCCGCGCGGAACTCGCGCAGCATGGCGCCATCGCCCGCCGCCGGCTCCCAGATTTCGCCCGCCAGATCGAGCCGGTTGCGCTCGGCTGCCAGAAAGGCGCGAATGGGTTCGGCCGGGGTCGGGTAGAAATCATCGGCTTCGCGCGGCAACCCGCCGTCCTTGCGCGCCGCGCGGTCGCCCAGCAGCTCGGCGCTCACCGGCTTTGCTGCCTTGCCGGTGGCGCGGAACAGCCCGCGCGCCGAGGCCGCGGTGTTGAGAATGCCGGCTATGCCGCCGGCCTCATCGCGAGCGCCGCTCATGCCGCACCCGCCTTGCCATGTGCCCGCGCCAGCTTGGCCGCCGTGCGCGCTTCGGCGCCGGGCCTCAGCCGATCGTAAAGATCCTTCGGCACGTTGAAGGCGCGCGGGTAAAGCCGCCGCCAGTGCCGCCTGTCCTTGCCGTCATGCGCCTGCCATTCCTCGAGCAGCGAGTCGGCAAAAATGGTTTTCGCCTTCACCACCTGCCAGGTGACGCCATCGGCATCGGTGAACTCGTCGGCCGGTGCGCTCATGCCCAGCCCCCGGCCCACAGCCCGGCAACGATCAGCCCCACGGCAATCGCCGCCAGCACCAGCCCGGCAATGCGCCCCTCGCGCGTGCGGCGGCGCAGCAGTTCGGAAATCTCGCGTTCTGTCAGCCTTCCACGCCGCGCATAAAACTCGGCATCTATTTTCCGCTCAGCTTCATTGCGCGGCGGCACCGCCGGAGGCGTTGAAATACGACCCATTACTCAGCCTCCCCCAGCAGCACCGCCTCGAGCCGCGCGCGGATCTCGCTATGCGCCTCGAGCGATTGGTCGATTTCGGCCATGCAGGCCCGCGCCTCGGCCTTGGTGATCTTTCCATCGGCCATGGCGGCGAGCAGCGTGCCCATGGCCTCGCTGGCCTCGCGCTGCAGCGCGTTGAGCGCGCGCAGGTCCATTTCGGCGGCGCGGGCGCGCGGCAGCGCCACCAGCCGGCAGCGGATCAGCGCGGCAAAGGCCTCGGCCACGGCGCGCGGGCGGAAATGGCTCACCAGCCGCCACACGCGCACAAAGCTCATTTCGCCGCCCGAGGCGTTTTCCGGGTCGAGCTGCTTGTAGAGCGTGAACTTGGTGACGCCTTCGAACTTGGCCGCCACGTCGACCCCGGCATCCGGCCGGCCAGCCACCTGGCCGATCTCGCCCATCATCCGGGCCAGCACATCGTGCGGGCCATCAACCTCGCGCGGCTTCATCGGGCGCATGCTTCGCCCCCCGCGCAGTAGGCCTCTGGCAAAACCGCTGCGCACGTTGCCGATGACGCGGGCGTGATCGTGCCGCATGGTGACGGTGTTTCAGGGGTGGCGGCGGGGTTGCCCACCGTGCCAAAGCCCGAAAATGATTGATCTAGGCCATGTTCGACGTGCCCAACCGCCTGCCGACCCCATGCCCGCCACGCGCACAGACCCACCCTCTCCCGTTCACGGGGGAGGGTGGCGCGCAGCGCCGGGTGGGGGGTGCCGCTTGCATGGCGAGAAAAAACAGCGAGGGCAGCGGCAACGCAGGGAGTCGCGCCGCCACCCTCGCCAGTGCCGGCAGGGCTCGCCACCTGCCGACGCTTCCGGGCCGCGCGGGAGGGAGCGCGCAGCGTCCGGAAGAGCTTTGCCTCGGTGTCGTCATCGACCACCGGGCGGAACTTCGAGCCGTCCGCCAGGCCGGGCGCGCCAGTGGCGCGACCGGAGGCGAGAAGGCCATGAGAGCTGCGCTCGAATGGCAGCGCGTGCACCTCGCTTCGCTTCAGGCCGCTCATTGGCTTGCCCCGTCCATAAAAACGAAGGCCAGCACCGCGGCCACCACGATGCCCACGAAGATCCAGCCGGTCAGGTCGGCGCCAGCCGCGAACAAGCCCATTTCAACCCCTCCGCTTTGCGATGATGATGTAGAGCCCGGTGGCGAACACCGAGGCGAAGCCCAAGCTCAGCGCCGCCTCGAGCCAGTCGCCGAAGGCGATGGCCTGCAACGCGCGCCCGAAAGCCGCCAGCGTGAAGCAGAACAGGCTGAAGCCCAGCAGCGCCCGCGCCAGCCCGCTCATGCCGCCGCTCCCGCTTCCGATGTCGCCGGCTCGCTGGCGGTTGAGGCGGCTGGCCCAAACACATCGGGCCGCAGCTCGTGCCGGGAAACGCCGGTCAGGCGCTCCACCTCAATCACGCGCTCGGCAGGCACCCGCTTCCATTGCGAGACCGCCTGGCTCGTGAGCTTCGGGCCGGCCGCCGAAAGCGCAGCAGCAAGGGCAACGCTGCCCCCCGCGCTTTCCTTGGCCTTGTTCAGTGCAATCAGTTCTGGCGTGCTCATGGTCGCCAACGTAAGCATAACTTACACTTAGATGCAAGTAGCTCTGACATTGACTGAAAGGCCACCTTTCAGCACGTTTTGCGACATGGAAACGCAAGGATCTCGCATTCGCTTTGTGCGCGACGCGCTTGGGCTGACGCAGGCGCAGTTTGCCGCCGCGCTGTCGCGTCAGGCGCGGCTGATGTCCGGCGAAATCGCCGGCGAAGCCGTCACACGCGGCGCGGTTGCCAACTGGGAACGCGACAAAGGCATCGCGCACAAAAACCTGCTGGCACTTGTCGAAATGGTCGGCATCAGCATCGATTGGCTGGCGCGCGGGATTGGCCCGGCGCCAGCGCGGGAAACGCTGGCGCAGCTTGGGGTCGCGCTGTTGCCGCGTCCGGCACGCTCGCTGCCCATGCAGTTCGAAGCGACCAGCACCCGCACGGCGCCGCTGTTTGGCACCGCCGCGGGCGCACTGCTGGGACACGGATCGTTCATTGTGTCAAACGAGCCTGTCGACGAAGTGCCGATGATGCCGGGCCTGGTGGGCGAGCCCGGCGTTTATGCGCTGCTCGTCACCGGCGATTCGATGTTTCCGATGTTCCCGGATGGCGAGCTGGTTTACGTGTCTTCGGCGCGGCAGCCGCGCAAGGGCGACGCGGCCATCATTCAGCAGCGAACCGGCAAGGGCGCCAACCTCGAGGCGTTCATCAAGCTCTTCGAACGCGAAACGGGCGACTCCCTCGTCACCACGCAGCTGAACCCGGCCGCGCCGGTGATCTTCCCGCGCCGCACGGTGGCAAGCTGCCACCGCGTTTATTCGCGCCGCGAGCTGGCCGGCGTTTAGTCGTAAACGATCCGGGTTTCGTTGATCAGCACGCGCAGCACGCGATAGCCGTAAAGAAACGCGGCCAGCCCCAGCGTCACGATGATCAGCAGAGCCCAGATAAACAGGTGCCCCACCGAACTGAATACCGAAAAGCGGCAATCGAGCCGCCCAAGCACATTGCCCTGCCTGTCGCACACCTCGGTGCGGTTCAAAATTGCCTTGTTGAACGAATAAGGGAACACGAGCAGCGCCAGCCCCAGCGTGATGATGATCAGCACAACCCACACCAGCACATGCCCGATGGCATCCACCGTGCTGAAGTTGCAGTAAAAGCGGGTCGGCATGCCCTGCGGCGCCGGTTCGATATCGCGTGCCATTTCAATTTTACTCCCTGAGCCCGCCGCCATCCTAGCGAGCGCGTTTTACGCCGCAATGTCAGCCTTGCTTACATCCACTTGCAAGCGCGTGTAAGTTGTGCTTACACTCCGCTCCATCGATCACCGATGGAGCGTCGCCATGTTCGACCACCCCACCACCTCCAGCCCGCACGTGACGGCAGGCCGCGCCGCCGCGCTGAGCATGCGGCAGGTGCCGCCCCGCGCGCGGCTGCCCTTTGCCTCGAGCATCGTTGCCGGCGCCGACAAACGCACGCGGCAGCTGGCCGAGGCGATGATCCACCTCAATGCCGAAGATCTGCGCGGCTGCACTGAAACTACGCTGCAGCTCGAGGGCTTTTCGCTGCACGAGCAGGCCGAGCTCGGCCCCACGGCCCGCGCGCTCGCCAACACGCGCTTCGTGCGGCAGGCGCAAGAGGCCGAGCCGCACCCCAGCGACGATGAGCTTTTGGCCGCCGCGCTCAAGGCCTTTTCGCCGCTCACCGGGCTGGGCAGCCTGGTGCGGCAGCTGCGCGCCGACCCGGATTATTCCGAAGATGTGCTGGGCCGCATCTGGCCGCGCATCGCCACCGGCGCCGCCAGCCTCACCGCCCGCGCCGCCCTGCCCCCGCGCATGGATGGGAGGGCGTGATGACAGCGCTTGACGTTCCGGTGTTTTCGATGGGGCAAGCGCAACACCTGCTTGCCCTGGCGGGCCTTGACCCGACCGACCTCAGCGAGGCGAACCTTGAGCGCATCGGACTTGCATCCACCAAGACGCAACGCGAGCGCGTGCTGGCAGCCTACGAGGTGAGCTCCGACGTCGATGTGATGTTTGAAATGCTTGGCGGCACGATCCCGAAGTCGAGCATCAGGGCTTATCTGTCGCAGTCGGTGCCGCATGGCGACTGGCGCTCCAGGCGGCGTCGGCGCGATGCAGGAGGCGACATCGCATGATCGCCCGCCTCGCCGCTCGGCTCACCCTTTCGCTGGCCGACGCCCGCGCGGATTGGCCCCTGGCCGCCGCCACGCTCGGCTTTCTCACTCTCACCATTCTTGCAATCGAGGTGCAGTGATGCCCGCTTCGACTTCGCCTGTTCACGTCATGGTTGACATCAAAACCGCAGGCTCTGCGCCCGATGCCGTCATTCTCGCCATCGGCGCGGTGACCTTTGGGCGCGACCCGGGCCTTGAGCCTGAAACCTCCTTTGATCTTTTGGACATGGGTCAGCAGCTCGCCAACGGCCGCTCTGTTGACGCCGACACGCTCGCCTGGTGGCTGCAGCAGCGGCCCGCGGTGCGCGACGCCATGTTCAGCGGCGGAAGGCTGTTCTTGCGCGACGTGCTTGAGGATTTTGCCTCGTGGGTGGCGTGCGTCAACGCCACGCACATCTGGTGCAAAAGCGCCTCGCTTGATTTTTCGATTCTCGCGCATGCCTATCGCCAGTACGGGCTCGAAAGAACGTGGGATTTCCGCTGCGAGCACGACGCGCGCACGCTCTACCGGCTTGCCGGCATCAAGCCTGTTGTGCCCGATGGGCTGCAGCGCGACGCCCTGGCCGACGCCAGGGCGCAGGCGAATGCCGTGGGCTCGGCGCTCGAAAAGCTCGACGCCTGGGGCCGTTTTGAACTTGAAGGGGGCAAGTGATGCCCGCTTTGAACATCGGCGACGTGATCAGCTTTTCGCCCCGCTGGGCCGCGGCACAGGCGCGGCAGGGCACCATCACCCGGCTCGGGCACGACATCGTGTGGGTAGGCTGCCACTGCTTCCACACGAACGACCTGCGCCAGCTGCGGGTGCTGCGGAGCGCGGCGAAATGAGCGCTCCGGATCTTGCCATGCCGAGCGTGCGGCTGCCCGTTTCGGCGCACCACGCGACCGAGGCCGCTTCGGCGCTTGCCGGTTACTCGCTGCAGGCCGCCATCGCCGCCGCCCGCCGCCAGAAGCGCGGGGCAATCCTCTACCCGCGCCTCATCGTGCTCGCCGGCACCTGGTGGCGGCAAACCGCGCCCGGCGCCGAACTGCAAAAGCTCGAGGTGCGAAATGGCTGACAAACCGATCCTGTTCTCGGCGCCAATGGTGCGCGCGCTGCTCGCGGGGACCAAGACGCAGACGCGGCGGGTGATCAAGCCCCAGCCGTTTATCGACGACAAAGGCAACTTCTGCGTCCCCGATCGCAAGGTCGGTCACTGGAACTACGGCCAACATATGGACGGCAGACCCTACGTTCGAAACTTTGCAAAGAAACTGCGCATCAAGGTCGGCGCTAGACTGTGGGTTAGGGAGACGTGGACTGCGAAGATGGTCCATGGCTGGACAATCGCCGATGCTCGCTCGGGCTGGTACCAGACACAGCTTGTCTACCGTGCCGATGGTGCGGACAGCATCGATGGATGGTGGCCTGCCATCCACATGCCGCGCGAGTTCTCGCGCATCACGCTCACCGTCACCGATGTTCGCGTCGAACGACTGCAGGAGATCAGCGAGGAGGACGCACTTGCCGAGGGCTCGACACAGGCTACCGCCAACGCCGTCCTGACGGCAGATGAGCTTGCGGTCTATGCCTCGACAGAGATCCTGTGCCCGGAAGCGCGGGGCCGCATTCTGTACGAAAGCGTTTGGAACAGCATAAACGGCTCGGGTTCCTGGGAGGCCAACCCGTGGGTGGCCGCCTACACGTTCAGCGTGCAGCTCGGCAATATCGACCGGGTGCGGCCATGATCTGGCCGTTCCGCCCGCGCGAGCGCATCGTGGCTGCTGCCGTGCAAATTGATGGGCTGACCATTTCCCTGCTGCCGCCGGCGCGGCATGCCGAGTGCCTGCGGCTTGCCGCAGCCATGCTTGGCGGCGCGGCGCTTGTGCCCGATGGCACAAGCATCATCGTCGAGCCGCGCGTCATCACGCCCGATCGGCAGGGTTTCGTCACCAGCCGGCAGCGGTTTGTCGGCCGCGAAGAGGGCAAGGAAATTGCCCGCAAGGCCGGGCAGCTGCTGCCCACCCATTCATCGAGCCAGCACCTGTTCAGCGAGGATTTGTGGTGATGCCCAGCGAACCCGAAGGTTTCAACGCGCCGCCCAGCGCCATGCCGAAGCAGCCCACCTTGCCCACGTGGAAACGGCTGGGTTTTGAAAGCGCCGAGGCATGGCGGCGCTCGCTTCTGGAAGGGTTTGATGGGCTTGACGCATCAGGCGATCTGCAAGTTCCGCCGCCGCCGCGTCACTGGCCTGTAACGAAACTTGGCGGCGGCGCCCTCGGAAACGCCTTCTGGCTCGTGCTGATGGTGCTGATGCTGCTCATCGGCTTTGCGCTCGGCGCCAGCTGCATCATTGCGCTCCGCGACGGCACGGCCAGCCTGATCACCACATTCTGGGGGACGAAGTGACACTGACCGAATCTATGCTTAGAGAATACGGGCCGCCGCCGGATGATGTGCCGCCGGATGTTTGGGTTTATGTGCACGCTCAGTTTAGGCGCCCAACAACAGACCGCGCGTTTTACACATTTGCTGCAACAACTGAGGCTAGGCATCGTCGCGAGATAGCTGCAATGCGGCGCCTTTTAGCAGAGCAGGAAAGCACGCTCAACCGAGCGGATGAAATCGGCTTTTCCGCGCGCGAGCTGCTGGCCGCGGTCGATTTCGACAATAACGGCCGGATGATCGGCATGGAGCGCGTAGGCGGCAATGGCGGGATGATCAGCCTTGCCACCTCGAAAGCCGCCGACAAGCTGCGCCTGCTGCTGAGCGAGGGCACGTGATGGGCACCGAACCCGATTACCAGGTGGGCGACGTGGTGGAGGTGCAGCGCCTGCACCACTCGCACGATGGCCCGCTGCTGACCACCAGCTGGCAGCGCGCCACCGTGGTCGCCATCTACTCGCACCAGGTGGCCGTCATCCTGCCGAGCGGCGATCGCATGGCGTTTCTGCGCAAAAACGTGCGCAAGCTTGGGGGCGGGGAATGAGTGACCTGGTAGAGAGGCTGCGGGCGCTTACGGCGGAGCAAATCGAGGACAATCTTGATTACATCCGTGAGGCAGACAAACTCGCGCTAGAAGCCGCCGCCGAAATTGAACGCCTCACCGCTGCCAATGCCGCGCTGATGGCAGAACGCGCCTCGCTCATCGAAACCAAGCGCGAGCAGATCAAGCGGCTGAACGATGAAGTACAAAGGCTCGCCGATAAAATAACGGCGCTTTGCACTGCCCCGGTTGTTGCCGTGCAATGGAGAGATAATCGACTGAACTGGCACACCACCTTCGAAGGGCAACAAGGGCTTTCGTTCGCTCAACATTTCCACCACGCGGTCAAAATGGCCAGCATCCATGCTGGCGACTGGCGAGCGCTTGCCGTGCATCCAGACCTAGACGCATGGGTAAGCACTATTTCCAAAACAAACCGGAGCATACTGTGAGCCCGTTTATTCCGACCATTATCGGATTTTCAGTATTTCTCTCTTGTGGGCTGTTCGCTGTATATCAGGCGGAATGGCGCGGCCGCACAAGCCTTGCGCCACTGGCGTTGCTCAGCCTGGTGATGGCCTGCGTAATGCTTGTTGTCTGGATCGGCATGGCAGCTCGGGGTCACACGCTTTGACCGCCCCGCGCCAGCGGCTGCAGGTTTTGCCGCGCGGGCTCAGCCGCATGCAGGCGGCCGCGCGCATCGGCGTTTCGGTGGGCACGTTTGCCCGCATGGTGGCCGATGGGCTGATGCCGCCCGCCCGCGCCATCTACTCGCTAGAGATCTGGGATATCGAAGAGCTCGACCAGGCCTTCGACCGCCTGCCCCACGCCGGCCAGAACGCGCCCCCTTCCCCTCGCGGCGGCAATGCCGCACCATTGCCGCAGAGCGACCTTGCCTGACGAGGGGAACGAAATGGCGCGCGGCATCACTCGCGACAGGGACAGGCACGGCAATGTGCGGCTGTATTTCCGCAGGCGCGGGCAACCGAAAATCCGGCTGCACGAGCGCGAGGGCACCGAGGCCTTCGAGCAGGAGCTGGCTGCCGCGCGCCTTGGCGTGCCCTACTTGCCCGATGCGCCCCGCCCGGTAGCCGATGCCCGCCCGCGCCGCATCAGCGCGCCACAGGGCTCGCTCCGCTGGCTGGTGGAAGAGTACATGCGCCGTGCCGTCGCCGGGCAGGCGCCCGCCACCCGCATCAAGAAGCGCGCCGTGCTCGATGAAATCTGCCGCGAAACCGTGATCAGCAAATCGGGCGCCGAGGCCGGGCTTGCGCCTTACCGTCACCTCGAGCGGCGGCACATCGCGCTGCTGCGCGACCAGAAGGCCGCAAGCCCGGCCGCGGCCGACCACCGCACGAAGGTGCTGAGCGCCATGTTCGCGTGGGCCATCGACGCGGGGCTCGCCACCGACAACCCGGCGCGCGGCCTCGGCAAGCTGGCAGGCCGCACCGATGGGCACCACACGCTGACGCGCGACGAGCTCGCCGCATTCGAGCAGCGCCACCCGCCCGGCACCATGGCCTACGCCGCGATGACGGTGTTTCGCTACACCGGCCTGCGCGTGTGCGACGCGGTGCGGCTGGGGCACCAGCACCTCTACACGCTGACCGATTCGGCAGGCGAGCCGCAGCTGCGCTTCCGCATCACGCCCGACAAGACGCGCGGCTCGAGCGGCGTGCTGGTCGATCTGCCTGTGCTGCCGCCCCTCGCGGCGGTTATCGCCAGCCTGCCGAAAACCAGCGCGCTCACGTTCATCACCACCGAGCACGGCAAGCCGTTCAGCACCAAGGGCCTCGGCCAGCGGATGCGCAAGTGGTTCGACGCGGCGGGGCTGACGCATTGCTCGAGCCACGGCATCCGCAAGGCCGACGCAGTGATCGCCGCTGAAAACGGCGCGACCAGCAAGGAATTGCAGGCGATGTTTGGATGGACCAGCTCACGCGAGGCCGATCGCTACACGAAAAAAGCCGAGCGGCAGCGGCTCGGCACAAGCGGCGCACCCAGCCTGATGCTGGTGCACCAGCGGCCCAAAACGTGATCGTTTGTGTCCCACCTTCCGCGGGCTTCCCGCCAAGGTGGGACAATCGGGCAAAAACGCCAATGATTTCAATGGCGATTTTAGGCATTGGAGGCCACGTCCGAACTGTGCTTAATGATGAGCCGCAACGGATTGGCGAATGAGTGGGACACAAAACCGCCTATGAAAACTCAACGGCTTAGCGCCATCTGTGTCCCACTTTTTGCAGCCGCTATGCTGTGTCTGGAAGATCCTGCGCTTGCCTTTGGCCTCTGCAGCGGCGGCCACCGCCACGATTGCGTGGTCGATGGCGACACGCTCTGGCTGGGCCGGGAGAAAGTGCGGCTGCTCGAGATTGATGCTGCCGAGCTCGCCGGCAAGCGTTGCCGCACCAGCGGGCGGATGGCGCGCGCGGCGCAGGCCCGGTTGTGGCAGCTGATGCAGGCGGAACCGATCGGCATTGATCGCGAAGGGCATGATTCCTACGGCCGCACGCTTGCGCATGTGACGGCCGGCGGCGTCGACGTGGCGCAGCAACTTCTGGCCGAGGGGCTGGTGCGGCCCTACACGCGCGGCGAATCGCCCTGGTGCGGGTGACCCTCAAATGCAAAAAGCCCGCCCCCTTGCGAGGGCGGGCAAACACCGCAGGAACAAGGATACTGCGGCAAGCGCCGAGGCGAGGCGCTATTTCGGCTTGGGCGCGGCGATGCCCTTCAGCGCGGCAAGGAAAATCGGCGCCACGAACCAGCTCACCGCAGCGGCCAGTAGCGTCGCGAACGCAAGATTTTCCAGCGTATCCTGCCAGCGAAGGATTTCGGCGCGAAGCGGCCCGCCGGCCGCCACGCCGGCGATGAGGGTAAAGCTGAGCCGCCGCCAGGCCTCGCCGCGCGAACGTGGCGGCTTGAAGATCAGCGCCAGCACCGCCCCCGCCAGGGCACTAGCGATCTTTATCCCGAGAGCGACCCAATCCATTAGCGGACCGCCCAGAACGGCGCTTCGCGTCTTGCACTATGAAGAGCAGCAGCACACCGCCCAGCAGCACCAGCAACACCGCGAACTGTACCGCCAACATCGAGAGCCCCGATCAGCTTGGTCAACCCGGTGAAGCCGATCAAGCCCAGGGCCAACACGTTGAGGATCTCTATGGTATACTGATGGGCGTTATGCGGGAGTTTGTGCCACTCCGCCGGCCAGTGCCCCGACGCCTCCGCAAATGCATAGACGTTGACGGCCAGCATCGTGGCAAACGTGTAGCGCAGCAGCGTTTCCCATTTCTGGCGGCCGAGGCTGTAAATCGCCAGCGCCGTGGCCGCGTCGGCGGCCGCCGAAAGCACCAGCGGGCTCGGCCCGCCCGTTCGCCACCAGATGGTGGTTGTCGTGTAGTTCACGGCCGCGACGAGCAGCCAGCCGAGCGCACGCCGATCGCCCAGCGACAGCAGGGCCGCGCCGATGGCGAGGCCGAGCAGCACCCAATCCTGCACCTGCATCACCGGCCACCTCCGCCGGACTGGATGGACACATCCTCGTCGCCCGGCCCCGCATCGGGCTGGTCGATATTGCAGAGCTGCGCGCAGCGCGTGGCTTCCTGGTGCAGATCGATGAGCGCCAGCTCATGGTCGGAAAACACCTTGTTGATCAGCGCCTGCAGGCGCTGCTGCCGCAAGCCGCCCAGCTGCGCGGCCGCGCCACTGTCGATGATGCTGCGCACGCGCTTCAGCATCAGCCGGCGGCTGCGCCGCGTCAGCCGTTCCGCTGCCTTCAACAGGTCGGAAATTTCCTGCACGTCTTCAGCAGTCGTACTCATCGCGGATCTCCTGTCGCGGGTTGATGAAACCTAGCGCGTCGCAACGCCTGAATTGCCGGCCGCATCGAACTGCTGCGCAAGCTGGTCGTAGTACGCAACCAGCCCATCGACGGCAGCGCCGCACCTGACAAGCGCGGCACGGTCGCGCGCCCAGTAGCGCTCGACATCGGCGCGGCTCATCGACTTGGCGGGCAGCGTGCTCGGCCGCGCGCAACTCGTCACGCTTGCGGGCAGCGACGGCAGCGACAGGCGCGCGCTAGCGGATGGCGTTGAGGCGGCGCAGCCCGTCAGCAGCAAGGCACTGCTCAGGGCCAAGAGGGTCGGCAGCAGTCGCGGCATCGGTGGCGGCCAGGGCATCATCGAGTTCCTTGGATTTGGTCGC